TTGTTGATTCAATGGTACTAAAATAGCAATACCTTCCGTTAGGAAATTCTGGAGTTACACAGAATCTTCCATTATATTGATCAAGATGACCTGATCCATTAGTATAAACATAATCTTCAGCAAAATATCCAAGATTATAACGAATAGGTGTGCTATTGATTTGTGCCCAACCAGTCTGAGACTTGATCCACATACCTTCAGCAAAAGTTCCAACTACATTTCTGAGAAGAACTTGTCTTGTAACAGGATCATAAGAAACAACAGTTCCTGAAACTCCTGCAATTACACCACTATCCGTTCCACTATTGACCTGAAGAATATTTTGGTCTTGTGCAAATTCTTCTGTAGATCCAGTAAAATCGACAAAAGAAGTTACTGTAAATTCTACAGAATTGACTGGTGGTCCAACTTCAGCATCAGGTAGGATGGTTCCATCAGGGAGAACGTTTCTAGTAGTAATAGATCTCTTAGCGTAACTGCTGTTGATCTTTACGATGGAAGAAACTTCATTTGGATTGGAATAACCGTATGGACCATAAATTGGTGTGCCATCATATGCCCAACCGAGGATTGGTGAGTGGGTTAGTGTAGTTGCCTCAACATATGCACCACTAGATGAAATATTGTCTGATAGTTGTCTTCTCAGTTCAATTGGGTTATTGTAATGAAAATAAGTTCCAGCAACATCAACTAAACCATTATAGGTGTCTTCATTACCCGACCAATTTCCGTGGTTAATATTCCAATCACCTCTATTCTTATAACTATCTCCTTGCAGAACGTTGTAAATTTGAACACCATTTACAAATGTACCAAAAGTTCCTAAAGGTTTTCTGGGTTTTTCAACAGGAGAGAATGGAACTTTAGGGAATCTTCTGATGAATCCTTGTGCAGAGGGTGCAGTATCATATCCACTGAAAGTTGTTGTGTATGAAGGTAAACTTTCTGCCTTGATATAAACAAAATCTACATCATTATATACTGTTCTTACATCAGCAATACCTGCATTAGTTGAGGTATTAGTAACTCTCCAAGAATCAAATTCAAGTTCTCCTGCACCAGTCGTTGTGATTTCTAATTCATCTAACTTTCTATCATTAATAATACTAAATGATTTTCCTGGTTCTTGGACAACACCATCAAGAGTAATAAGTAATGTATTTTCGCTATAAGGAATAAAGTTAGTTCCAAGACTTCTCAAGTCATACATCTTAACTCCCTCAGCAAAGGTTGGAGTTAGATCATCAACTTGTTTGAGATCAACAGCAACAGATCCCTCAGATACAATAAGAGAACCAATACCACGCTTCCTATTGAATTGGAAGAACTTATTGATTTGAATAGTTTTGAGTGAAGGACCAAGTTGTGGTCTAGTATCTCTAATTTCAACAAATTTCTTCAGAACATTGATAGTAATCAATGTTTTTGGATTTTGGGTATCACATCTAAATTCGTGTTTGTATGAAATATCAGTTGGTACTAAATTATAAATGTAATTTTCTTTGTTATGATCAACATCAGCAAACTTGTCCTCTGGGTGATATTGACCAAATTTGATCCAAGTTCCATACTGATCAGTAGAAGTAATCTCTAATACATAGTAAATACGATCATGAACTAGTCTTCCAGTTACCTGATCTCCTGCAAGATTTGTAGCATTCCAAGAAATAACCTCATCTTGACTTGTAGAACGATACTTCAGAGCATCCCCAACCTGAATACCAAACGCATTTCTAAGATATAGAGCACCAGCAGTGTCACCAGTAGTTGAGATCTCCGTTCTAGTATCAAATTTCCAAGAAGAAGTCGCAGCATTTGCTGGACATTTGACCTCACCTAGAACAGGTAGCATTGCCACGCTCTGAGAAGAGTCAATAATAACCTCACCAAATACAACAAAACCTGCAGGGTGGGTTGATGTCTTGATAGTTTGTCTCCAGTCAGAAACTGGAATTTGTGATCTAATTACATAAGAAAAATCTTGGTAGAAATAAGAATCCTGAATCTTTTGAGATGCAGTATTCAACTTACCAAATTCATCAGTAAATACTCCCTCAATAGAAGTTAGAGCACCTACAGTTGCAGAAATCTTAGATAGATTTACTTTACTTGCAGTGCTAGTTGCCGAAGAGGTATAACCTACAACTTGCACACCATCAACAAAACGACCTGTAACCGAAATTAGTTTAAGTACGTTAGTAGTAGAATTGAATGAATCAACAACACCTTGACCAGAAGGAGTATTTACATTTCCTTGATATACAGTTTCACCCTTTCTATATTCCCCATTGATATTGATGACCTGAATAGTGGTAGGAATTCTAACCTGAGGTGCCATTGTATAGTTGCTTGTCAGATCATATCCAGGATTTTTGATACTGAATGCTGAAATCTTACCAATAGACGTGGTTGCTGGAAGGATTCTTACATTTCTAGAATCTTCCTCAACTAAAACTAGTTTTGTGTTTTTGTCATACCCAAAACCTCCACTATTAATAGTGATTCTACGAATACTGTTGTCAAGAACATCAGCAGTCATTGATGCACCACTTCCATTACCAATAACATAAACTTTTGGTGAGACATATCTAGTTCCACCAAAATCAATATCTACTCTTTGAATCGTGCCATCATCATCAGTAATAACGGTCCCTCTAAATGCATCTTCTTCTCTAAAGTAAACACCTTTGATTGTTGGTAATGACTGATACCCTCTGCCTGCATCTGTAATAGAAATTCTATGGATTTTACCAGAATATCTATGACTTTGTAATGCTAGTGTCTTAGTTCCTCTAGCATTGCCTTCTGGCTTAGTTCTAACAATATACTTGAACGTTGTGTCGGTCAGATCAAATACGCCAGTCAAAGATACATTATATGGATCCTCAATAAAAGTGAGTTTACTGGTTAGTCCAGAAATAAGTGCATTAGGATTATTATAATAGATATTGGTATAGTCTCTATTGTTGTTTTTGAGGATAACCTTTGAGTTCAAAGAACCTGGAACACCAATTCTTTCCACTGAAATTTCATTATTAAAATCTCTATCAGAATAGAAACCAAGAGTAGTATTTGAATTAGTTGACTCTGAAACATCAAAGACATACTTATGCCCATAAACAAGAGTCAATGATGGATTTTGTTGATAATTAGAGTCAGTGTGGACGCTACTAAATTCAAACTGACCATTTACAATTCTTACCGAAATACCAGTCTCTTGAATTGTTTCTAATGAAGGATCTCCACTAATTTCAATTAGATCACTTTCAAGTAAATCATGATTGGTATTTGTAGTTACAACAGCATCATACTTACTAATGTTTTCTATGGAAGCATTGTGACTATGATGACTTGCTGTAGTTTGATTGAAACCTCTTGTAACAGTTAGCAAATTAGTTCTCTTACTATCAATTCTAAGTTGTTCTGTTCCAATCTCAATTACATCGCCAAGAGAGAACTTTTCATAATTTTCTGCGTCAATATTTAAGGTAATATCTTCGTCTGAAATACTACCATCTACGACAGCATTTACTGTGATACTATCACCATTATTATCATCAAACGTACTAGTATTAGAGAATCTTTGTGCGTTCTCCAAAGAAACTGTTAGTTGATATGTGTCTCCTGCTGTTGTAGCACTATGATTTGAAATACTTACGCTAGCATTTACAGAATGCTCATCTGCCACTGTCCCACCTTGTGCTCTAGTCACTGTCAACTGACCCGATTTTTTATCAGTGATTCTCATAATCTCTGTGCCAATATTGATATATCGATTGACATAGAATAGATCACTATTGACAACTTTCAAGATTGTATCATCTTCATCAATATCTGCGATGAGCGTTGTTGTCACTCCTGCACCAATTTCATTGATAGTCTCTGGTCCAAAAGAACCATTGTTGTAAATACCAAATCTAGGAATATCACTAGCATTTGGACCTTCTTTTACATCTGTTAAGTACAAATATCCTGAAGTTGCAGAAATAGTTTCTACCAACTCAATACGAGCAGTAGTATCTGAGTTCTGACCCTGGATATAAACACCAGGAACAAATAGTGATGGATCGGCGCCAGTAAACTGAAGTCTTACTTTATAGTCATCAATATTTGCTGTAGGTACTTGAGTTGAGCACTCAACACCAAAAGGATGCCTGGATGCCTTAGATCCATCATATCCTCTAATAACTGTAACTTCTTTTACATATTCGATAGAACTAACATTCTGACTATAACGAGGTTCTGTTTGGATTTGGTTTGAGATACCTGTTGCTAATGCTGGGATTGCATAGTAATTCTGAGTATCTGGATCAATATACATCTCAACCTTCAATATATTTGAGACTGCATTAATTTCTAAGATTCTACCCACCTTAGTAGATTGATCTCCAGAATCAACATAAATCTCATCAAATAATTCTTTACCGTTTTCGTACTTATAGAAGAATCCTTGATCAGTTTGTGGAGAAACGGGATCCGATGATTGTATATTTGCTACACTAAGATATACATATCTGGAACTATTAGTAAATGCACTATTGATATATACACTTTCTGATTGAATGTCAATCGTATCTCCAATATTTACATTAGAAGTATTTGCAGTTCTAAATCTAAGTACAGTATCTGTAGCAGAACATGCAATTGCTGTTTCAATAGCATACTTGGTCTTAGATGTATCTACGATAGTGTCATTTTCAAAAATTTTGTTATACTGAAAATCAGTTCCATCAAATGTTGGTGGAGCAATGTTTAGAACCTGTTTTCTAACATCTAAGGATCCAGTGATTGTGGAATATGAAATTGAAGATACTCCAATATCATTTCCTGAGTTGTTTTTAGCAACAATAGAAGCAACTTTACCAGCAAATCCTACACCTTGAGTATTTGTATCGTCTACAAAAAGTTTATCTCCAGCAACAAATCTTGGGATATAATTATCAGTTCCAACTGAATAATTATTTCCTGGATTTTCAATAATTACCGAATCTACAGATCCAGAAGAAACTGCAGTAACAGATGCTTCTAAATTAGTTCCAAAATTAGGAACATTATCATTAACATCTCTAATTCTAATGGCATTAGATGGTAAAGATGAAAGAATCGATTCTTTTGTGAAATTGGAGGTCTCAGGATTGAATTTATAAGTTGGACCAATCATATAAGGATATCTTGGTCTAGCATCCTGTCTATTCCTTTGATTAATATCATCACTACTATGAATCGTCAAGAAATAGCAATATCTACCTTCTGGAAAATCTGGAGTGACACAGAATCGACCATTATGCTTATCTAAGTCTTTATGTAGAGGATTACCCTCTGGTTTGTACTCATAATCCTCTACGAAACTGCCCATAGTAAATTCAACAGCACTAGGACCATTTTCACCTCTATCATCTCTCAAGTAATATGAAGACTCAACTCTCTTTAGGGCAGAGTTAGAATCCGTCGGATCTGAATATCCAACTGGACCATAAATTGGAACACCATCATAAGACCAAGCAACAATTGGTGAGTGGGTTAGGTCGGATGGTAATTCGACTCCACCAGAAGTAATGTTGTCATTCTTAGTAATTCTATATCCCCTAGGATTTCCAACATAATAGTAAGCATCATTATATTCAGGAAATCTACCTTGGAAAGGGTATCCATTAGCATCATCGGCAAACTGAGTATATGCCGCATAATTATCTCTATGCCAACTTCTTACTTCTGCTTCTGCAGTTGCCCCTGTTCCAGTAGATACTACATATATCTTGGTTTTAGTCTGATCATAATCAAATCCACCAGATACTTTCTTAATAGCAGTAATGTTACCATTTACTGGATCAATAGACTGGACAATAAATTTAGCGCCTCTACCCCTCCCAGATTCGTCTACAACTTCGATATCTGGTGCTTGAGTATAGAAAGATCCACTATTTACAATATCCAGAGATTGAATATCACCTAATCTATTGTTAGATCCAAAATTAGCTTCCAAAACTGCACCAGAACCCGTAGAAATGGTAATTTCTGGTCTATAGGTGTAACCTTGACCTGCAGCAGTAATTGTAATTGCAGTAACACTTCCATTTGTGACAACTGCAGTTCCTGTTGCACCACCTACACCACTAATCGATACTCTAGGTGCTTCAGAATACCCAGATCCTCCATTAGTAACGTTAATTTTAATAATCTCACCTTGAGTTACTAATTCTCTATTAGATAGAGATTCATTCGTTCCTGTAGGTGAAATAATAGGTACACCGTCAACAGAGACAGCAACTGTATTATCATCTGGAAGAGGATATAATGTTTGTGCAAAACTTAGATTCTTAGGAATCTTTTTTAGATGCCTTTGAGAAGCTGGATTCAATAATGCATTAGGACCACCATTAATATTACCAATAGATCCGACTACATCTGGAAATCCGTTAGAAGAAACATACACATAATCACCATCATCATATACCCCATTTACACTCTTGGTAACTTTATAATCATTTTGCAAATAAGTCGATCTCATCTGACCAGAAACACTCACCAAAGACACATTTGCTTCATTTCCTGGCGCATTTTGTGACCAAGAGGTTTGAATTGGTAAATTGCCTTCAATACCCGATTGTACAAAATCAAACTTGTCGCCCTCTGATAATAATAATCCAGTATTAACAATATCAAAGTCACTAATAATTCCTGTTGGTCTAAACGTAGCAAATGGTGATGATACTGATGAAGTGATATCTTCTACTACAGATACTACATTCCCACTATAAACTCTTGCATTTTTTCTTGCAGTAGTAAATCCTAGGGCATCACTTTCAATACCATAAAACTCAGTTCCAGTTTTTTCTGCATAAGTAAATGCAACAGACTCACCATTTGCATCCACTACTCCTTCAATGTAAAATACACCATTGATTTCTGGAAATCCTACTGTAGAATCTACAACTAAAGATTTTTGTCCAAAAGAAAAGTTTACTCTACTAAGAGTTTGGTTGATTGGAGAAAAATTACCAGTAACGCTTTCGCTATTTACATAAATTCTATATAATTGTCTTTCTCCACTCTTTAGAGAAATAACTCTTTCAATAGATGCAGATGCTTCCTCAATAGAAGTGTCATGTGCATATTTTACTTGTTTCAGAACCAATCCAGAAAGATCGTCTGTAGTATATCCATTAGAAAGATTTACTAAATCTGCTTGGATAATAGTATCTACAGACCAAGTAGACTCAGATGCTTTAATTAGTTGCTCATTTGGATATCTTATGAGAACTTTAGCATCATTGAAGGAACTTCTGAATAAAAACTCTACAGCAGGACTTGTTCCTTTAGATCTATAGAAATCTTTAATATACTTCAGTACAGTTGGTACATTTACCCCTTCATTTAGCCTTTCTACGGGCAAACCAGAAAAATACTGAGTTTTTAGGTTCTTGAATAAAGATGCTAAGAATAGATGAGTAATATTAATTACTTCAGTATCATTAGCAGCATGTTCAATAACCTCGGTGCTGGTATATGAATTAGATTCTAGTAGAAGATCGCCTAATTTGACGGTTCCAGCAGCCCCTCTCTTAATCTGACTGACAACACCAGTTTGTTTATTGATATTTTTATACTGAACAATTTCATTTCCGTTTGAAGATTTTAGAAGAAGCAATCCTTCTTTTGGAAATCTCTCAAAAATTGGAATATTATTTTTATCTACAGCATCAGCATTATTTACATCACTAGATAGCACAATTTGGGTGTCTGTAACAGACACATCATTTGCTAACACTGTCTCAAGAATAATACCATCCTTATAAAAATCAGAACTTTGATATGTCTGAATTTTTTTCAGGATTGAAGACGAAGAATTATCAATTTCAGTATACTTATAATACTGTTTGAAAAATTCAACAAATAGCGGATATTCCTGGACAAAAAAGTCTGGTAACTGGTTATCGACTAATTGGGAAATGTTGATCATTCTTTATGACTCCGCTAAAACTTGAATGCTTCTCTTGACTAAGGATAAAAATACTTCTCTTCTTGCGAAGATATCATAACTTCTAGGTTTCACCGTTACTTTTACAACTGATCCAGGTTCAGAAGTTCCAGTAATAACTAATGATGATTTTTGACCTAATAAAATCTCACCCGTTTCATAATTAATTGTCCCAATTGGTTCCCCAAGATATGTTTTGATGGAATTGTTGAGATAATATGCAAGAACATTCTTTGTAGTTCTATTACTATTTACATAGGATCCAGAGTAGTCATCTTCAAGAAATAGTGTATTGTCATATCCCTGAATATTGAATCCCGTAGAGGATAGAATAGGTGCATCAGTGTCAATCTGAAAAGCATTTACATAACACAGTTCATAAGATGCATTAGTATTCAAAACTGCCTGCAAATCTCTTCTGATAAACACCTTAGTGTCATTTCTGCTGATAGAAATGTCAGCATCATCAATAACTGATACCAATTTACTATATTTTAGTTTACCGCCAAATTTACTCAATGCAGTTGATGCTTCATGTAAATCGATAGCAGTTTCTACTAAACTTTTGATTTCAGATGCAGTTGAAGTTGTTTCATCTGCATTGTAATATATGACAGAATCAATTACAGGGTAAACTACTGCTGGGTCAATAATATCAACCGATAGAGATGCTACTTTATATTTCTGAAGTTTTTGCTTGATGAAGTTTTTAGAACTTGCTGATAATTTATCTCCAGACTTTGGTTTGATAACAATTTTTACTCTTCCATATTCTGGTGGAGATGATTCCTCACCACCAAAGGCAAATAAGTCATCAACATTGGGATAAACAAGTCTAGTAATAGTTTCGTAGTCAGAAGCAGTCACTGCTCTATTCTGAGTAGAATAGAACCTAGGTGCTTGGAATTTAATTGAATCAATTGACTCAATTTCTGCACCACCTTCAGTTACTGGTGAATTTGCAATTGTAATAGTCTGCAAAGCAGGTACAGCACCAATATTATTGGTTACATTTCCAGAAAATACAAAGTTTTCATTACCTTGAATACCATTTGCATCACTTCCACTTGAAATGATGTATGTGACAGTAACTTGAGATCCATCGTCCAACTGCTGCCCAATTACTCCATCACCAAAAATGAGTTCATAACGCTCATCTTCAATCTCCTGAATAAAATATACTTTTGATTCAGAATCGAGTTGAGTGATATTAGTGGATCTAGTATAGGTTACTTGCTCTGTACTGGATGCTGATGGGGAAACATATACAACTAAAGTGTCAAGATCGATTCCAGAATTCTCTAATACAAATCTTTGATCTAGATCCTGACGATTTACATTGAAGGTAGATGTGAGGTATGTCCCTTCATACAGTGAGACCCCTGTAAAAGCCGCTGTAGCGCCTAAAGAAGGGGACTGGGGATCCACATACACCAAAGGTGTGGTAATGTCTGTTGGAGTCGAAAATGTATATGAATTATTATCTTTTATTGCAGTAAATACTGCTCCTGATCTGATAGTGATTGATGCTGGAGCACTACCAGTCAATCCATCAAATGTTGAAAAAATATTGAAAGTAAATGCTGCTTTAGATGACTTTGTGGATCTTGGCAAATACCCTAAATTTCTGGCATGTAAAATAATATTATCCCTAAGAACCGCTGAACTTAGGAATGATTCATTTGCCACCATATTAGACATAAATGCCTGATATGATGTGTTATATGCTAGAAGATCTACAATATTTGAAAGTGCAGATCCATCAAAGTCATAATCGCTAAAATCAGTATTATTCTTTAGATAGTCTTTTAATACTGCTTTTATCTGCTCAAAATCTAAATCTGTTAGTTTTGTATTTGCCATTACCTAGTGCTCTCTAAAAACATGTCTACGGTCTGAAGATATGGTATACCAATGATGAAAAAGTTCAGTTGGGCAGAGAATCCGTTGTTTTCAAAATCTGGAGTTACCTCTACAGATTCCAATTCAACTCTCGGTTCATATGTCTTGATAAGACTCTCAATTTCTTGAGATAATGCTGCCGCAATACCAACGTCTATATTTTCAAATAGGAGACGATTTATGTTCGTACCCAAATTGGGTTGAAAAGGTCTTTCACCTTCATTCGTCAGAATCAAATGCTTTAATGCAGATGCAATAGCCTGCTCATTTCTTTTGATCAGAACATCCTTTGTTTTTGGATGCCGATCAAAAGAAAATGAAATATCTTTAAATGACCTAGATTTTTGTTGCGCCATAAGGCACTAATAACGTCGTCTTATATTTATTTAGACTCTATTGATGCCACCTTTCTACAAAATCATCAAATCCACCAGGACCTCCACAAGGTCTCGAAAGTCTGTCTGCTGGTGGTTTAGATGCTGCTCTTTTCTTATTTTCTTCATGCATTTTCAACCATTTTTCTGACTCCACCTCAGTAATTAGAGTCATACCCTCATTAATAAATTCTTCACTTTTGTCTACGTGATGATGATTTCCCATGAAAAAACCTCCTAAAAGTCCATAAGAACTTTTTAGGAGGTTGCTATCTCCTAAGGTATTTAGTCTCTAATTACTTACCTTGACCTCGGTATGGTTTACGTGCATTATTACGACTAGTGGCAGCATACTTAGTATTGGCAGAACGTCCTTGACGAGTCAATTTAGGTTTTCCTGGAACGTATCCAACACTCTTGTTCAAACCACCTTTTGCTTTTGCCATTTGTAAAGTTCTCTTGAAAGGATCAGTATAGCATCAATACCTGATAACGTCAAATGAATTGCAGAAGTCCCCATTAGGACTTGACTGCTGACCACAAGAAGTTCCATCCGAAGCCCAACCATAAACTGATCCCCTATGGGTAGATGCTTCATAAGTCCACCCATCTTTAGTAATCGTACCATCAAATGGATTTATAGTGACAGAATCAGTTTGAGTGTTCACAACAACAACACCATCAAAAATGATAACAATCTGTCTCCAACTACTAGGAGTAGTCTCACTACCACCAGTTCTTGTGTACCACCCATTTGAATATGTTGAAGGATTACATGCTGGGTTTTCATATACATCAGCTGTTGCAGTTCTACTACTTCCTGTAATTGGTGTTACCCCTGGTGGAATGATCCACATTGAGATTGTTCTTTCACTGTCGTATGAACCAGAAAATGTAGGTATTGATGAATTAACTGACTGTGCAAATGCACTAGTTCCTGGACTAGTATAATATTGAGGAGAACTATTATAATCCCCATAAG